AAACTCAACTTTCCACAAAAGTTTTAAGCAATGCTCTTTAAATCGTCCTATCCATACACACGTATCAAATACAGATGCACCAACTGCCATACCATAAGAAGCAATCATTTCAATAGCTACATATCGAATATCGTATGTTAACTTGAAACGAGTAAGTAATTTCATCAATTCATGATTTTCAACTTTTCCTTTTTCTAGGACTTCGCTTAAATCATCTGCAACAACTACATATGCACTTTCTAGATTTCCTGGATCAATACCAATGAAAGCCATCTTACGCACCTCCAATCTCAAACTTAGTAGCCTCGATTTTTTTCTTTTCCGAATTCATCTTAGCTTCAATACTTTCATAGGCCGTTTTGAATCGTTTCAAATCGCTATCTAATTTTGCAAA